AAGCAATAGGCTCTGGCTTAAGGAAGGTATCATTGTAGTCTGTGATACGTACCACGTTCTGCATGTCCTCTCCTTCTGGTGGAGTGTATGTGTTGCAAGAGAAACAGTAGTGATGACCATCAGTATAGAAAGCATTAGCATCACTACTGCCACAGTTAGAACACCCTTCGTGTCCTATCAGTTCACTGGTCTCTTCCACCTAACCCATTCCTCAAGGTACGTGCAGTGTTCTCAAGTCCCTTTGCAATCTCTAGGATTAACTCATCGTCATACTTGATGTCATCAGACAGCATAGACATAGCCATCTGATAGTATGATACGTTCTCTGTGAGTTCATGCTGATCTAGGTATACTGATACGCTTAGACCCTCATCGTCAAAGCCAGCATACATATCTACATCAGATACCCACTCTTCCTTTACGTCAATGACACTCATGCTGCTGCTCCATCCATTTATCAAACAGTTTAATCTGTTCTAATTCAGGTAATGTATCAACTTCAACATCTAGTTCTTCTTCAAAATCAGAGAACTTAAATTCCAAGTAATAGTCATCTAACTGTTCAGAAGAACAGTCCTCTAGAATAAGAAAGATTAAATCTTCTTTAGACCATCCCTCTAATACTTCCTTAACATATAGTTCTTTATCATTATCATTAACATCAACCATTACAACCACTCCTTAGGTATAGTTCCTTCTGCCCAGACAAAACCTTGTCGGTCTGCCCACTCACCACAAGTCATCTTAGTACCATCCTTCCTTTTCTTAGCACCCTGTATGGTAGCACTAGCGTTCTGAAAGACAAAGCGTACATCCAAGTCTGGATACTGTGCCTTGACTGCCTTCATCTTACGCTGGCTATCCTGTCTGAGATAGCCCTTGAGTTCTACAATCATACCATTGATTGCTAAGTCAGGGATGTAGTGACGCTCCACATGGTAGGCCAGTTTCTCTGGCTCATATACATATGGAACGCCACGTTCATCTAGGTCTGAGATGACCCTCGCCTCAAAAGTCCCTTTCGTCATCGGCAGAATCTTCTGATGCTGAGTAGTCATCCTCAAAGCGAGACTCTTGCTCGTCATCTTTGGCTATAGCACTGGCAACAAAGCCACCCTCAACTACCTCAAGTCCATCAGTGTCATCCCTACCTTCTGCAAGGTTGATGATCTGTAGTTTCCACAGGCGTAGTGATACACCAACTGTCTTTGTACTCAGCATTACATATGGGTAAGGCTCAACGACAATCTTTACTGTGGATTTAGGGTTGATCTGCACAGCCTTAGTGACTGGATTTAGTTTGGCATCAAACACAACAGGCTTCTGCGTGTATGAACTACCATCCTTCTTCTCAACAACAGCCTGAAGCTTTGCCTTGAACAAAGTCTCGCCAGTTTCTACACCGTCTTTGTTTGTTGATGGTGTGCCTGATGGTGCTATGGACAGGGAGTTCTCAAGTTGCTTGCGCTTATTCTCAGGAGCTTCCTTGATATATTGAGCCAGCTTCTTCTCAGCTAGGTCATCAAGATATTCACATAGCTTGGCAGCACGTTCAGCATCTACGTTGATGGCTACATCGTACACCCCATGTGGTTTAACGAATTGTTTGTTAGGCTCGAAGGGGTTACACCAAGCAGTGGTTCCTTCAATTGTAATCGTATCCATATAATATCTCCTATGATTATGGATCGTTAGTCTGGCTATAGGTACAGTTTAGAACTATGCAAAAAAGTACTGTGATTTCAGTATCTTCTGTAGCTCTAAGTTACCTTTAGCTGGTGGATGTGGAACGTCATCTGTTCCAAGTGTAACAGTAGCATGATTCCGTAGCTCTGTCAACACATCATGTTCAGTATACAACCGAACAAACTCTTCTCGTAGTACTTCAGACAGGCGAGGCATGTCAGAACTGTGAGTGCCATAGCTGTCATGCACCATAGCAAAGTCAGTAATCCCATGTCGCTTGCAGGTATTGATAGTCTTAGTCATAGCTGCAGCATCCATAGAGTGGATGAAGTTAGGGCTAGCACCTGATGCAGTACGTCTCTTGCTTACCTCATTGTCTCTGTCCTTGTTAAAGATAAGCTGCACTGTGCTACCATTGATGTGAGTTAGGATACGCTTCTTGTCTACCTCGTTGTAGTTCTGCATGACCAGCCAATTGGTAGGTGTGACCCACTCCATGTGCTTGTTGTGTTCAGCATAGACTGCACCAACATCCTTGATGTAGTCCATCACTTCCCTTGCTGACTGGATGACACCATTGATAGCAGACCACACGTGCTTTGACAAGTAGGATGAAGCAGCAAAGAGATCATCACCAAAGATATCAGGCTCACCCTTCTCTATCCTAGCACGTACTGCTTCGTCAATGTAGGTACGACAGGCGTGGATAGTACCACTGTAAGGCACAATCATCACTGGTCTTTTAGTTAGAGAACGATCAATACCAAACTCTATAAATTTTTTCGCTAGTATTTCGCCCTGCTCTGCGTCCCTATGTACTGCCTTCATTGCTTCTACTGCTACCTCAGTGTAGATATCCTGAGGCAAGTCAGATGGTATCAGGTTAGTAGCTCTACCTCCACGCTCGTCACGTAGGATAGCAGACAGATGTTGCAGTCCATTACAGCTACCATCAGCAGACGTAGGTAGGTGCGACACAAAGCCCCATCCTTCCTTCAGTAGACCACTGAACTCAAGACACCAGCCCAAGAATTGGAAGGGCTTGTCTGCTTCCAGCCACCACAGGTTATCATATGGGTTGTCTGCAGTACGCTTGACCTCATCAGCCATGTCCCACGCCCAGCTTTCACGCTGATCTAGTGTTACCTTGTCGTTACCAAACAGGTTAGCACCATGAATACACAGCCATCGTGCGTCATCCCAATCATTGATAGGCTTGCCATGCCTGAAGGTCAACAGTGACTTACTCCAGTCGGCTGACTGTGGTGACATGAAGGTACTGCTAGCATACTTGCGTGACCTGAAGTCATTCTGCCACACATAGTAGAACTCATCGTACTTGGTGTACTGTTCAGCGATCTGTAGTGTACGCTCAACTTGGATGCGCTTGCTTACTGTTCGATTGTTGAACGTGTATATCTCGTTACGTTTCTTTGACCAGTTCTTAAACTGTTGTCTCTCCACCTCATCCATAGCTGCTGGTTCCTTGTCAAAGGGGTAGCTAGGCAGGGGTCTGTCCTCTCTGGCTGGTAGGCCACCCCACTCCTGCCCACTGTCCCACAGTGAGCGTACAATCGCCAGCAATGGCCTGTTTATTTGCCATGCAGTGTGCTGCAGTGTGTTAAGGCAGTTATATTCCTGAGATAAGTCTCGCTGTTTCAGCTTGGTCATGTGTTCCTTCATAACTTATCCTCTTCTGATTATTGGCAGGTCATCTAAGAACTCACCATGATATCCACCACCATAGATACCAGTCCAGTCCTTCGGTGGTATGATGCAGGGTGTCCATCGTGGACGAGATGTCTCCATGTGTGCATTGAAAGCCTTGACCCACTCCTCTGTCAGTGGTGTAGCACGTAGGAATGTAGTCGTTTTGTTACGTGCTGTTGATAGTTTCTCTAGTCTTACCACACCTGTGTTCTGGATTACAACATCAATCAAGCGTAGTCCCACATGTATACGTTCTTCTTTAGTCCACGCTAGATGTTTGTAGCCATCCTTGTTCATCTTGTTAGTCAGACCAAAGCGTCTGGCAGTGATGCCCTTCTCGTTGGCTTTCTTGATTGTGTTCCTAGCTACTTTACCCTCACTAGCTATCCATCTTTCTAGTCTGTCCTGCATTTCTACATTGGAACCAATACCATTGGCTACATTCATCAGCGTGTTGGACTTACTGATACCATCAACCATAGACACCAGCGTTAGGTAGGCTACCTTGTCAGGTGGCATGTCCTGCAGCTTCTTGTAGGCTATGTCTCTGTTACTTGTTGGTGTGTCTTGTAGTTTCTTTACACCCTCAGTAGTAGCAGATACAACAGTGGCAATGATAGTCCTGCCATGTAGGGTAGCTGACTCTCTACCCTTAGAGATAGCATTGTCCTTTAGCTTGTGAAATCTAGTGATCCCTGCACTCAACATTTCCTGTTCAAGTTGCAGTTGATTTTCTAAACTGTACCTCAAGAGAAGACCCCCCTGTTACATATAGTATTAAACTAGTAATGAAATCACTGGTACTCCTACTATCATAGCCAACATAACTACGAACTGTAGTCCTATAAAGTTCTCGTTGTCTGTGTAGTATCCTATCGTACCTGTGATCAGGATAGCGAGTAGCATCAGCCATACAAAAGCTTCCACTACTCCTCACCATAGTGAGCCATCATCCACCCCTGCTGTGCTGTGGTTACTTCTCCTTCTGGTTCCTCTGTCCATTCAGCTAGACAGTTAATGCAGAACCACTCAACCTTCCCATCTACTGCATACAAGGCTTCAGCCTCACCATTATTACAGTATGGACATGTCTTAAAGCCCATGCTCATAACCCTGCCTCCTCCTTAACTCTCAATAGTTTACCTGCTGTGTACCCATGCTTGAACTTGATGTGATACTCAGCCAGTGTATCCTTATCATACTGGTTGTCATAAGTCAACTTGTGGTATCCATTGTGATACCCCATGATGTAGGCATCATCGTACTTGTTACGCTTTAGCTGATGCTTGTAGTTACTCATCGTCCTGCTCCACTTCCAATGCCCATAGTACTTCAGGATCATAGCCACCCACAGTAGCAGTCACCTCTTTGAGTGCCTTTGCTTCAGCGTCATCAAAGTCATCAGCTAGCACAACTACCTTTCTGTCTGTCCAGATACGGACACATACTTCATATGCTCCACGATCACTCATCCTCTTTACTCCACACTAGCTTGTTTACCCGATAGTATGCAGTCTCTAGCTTACCTACCTGAGACAGCCACACATCATAACACTCATTTAAGGTATGTAATACATCACCAACAATCTCATGCATCTCGCTTAGTGCTTGCTGCTGGTCTGCATTGAGTGCCTTTAGCAAGTCCTTCTTTGCTTTCTTCCGTGCTGCTTCGCGCTTGTGATACTCTTTCATGTGATCGGTCATCGTGCTGCTCCTCTCCACCATGTTGGTGCTTGTGTGTATTTCCAGACTGCCATGTATGCCTTGTCTGTCTTGTAGTATGTGCGATATGCCGTGACTGCACAGTCATTCTTGTACTCATCAGGCATACACTGTGGTGGTGGTGTGAACTCACCGTCTTCTATGTTATCTGGTGGTACTGCTAGTGCATCTATCAATGCTGCTGACTTGTGTATCTTGCCGTATCTCTTGCGATACTCAGCGCATAGATACCACATCAGATGCAGTGTCCAGTAATAGTTAGCCTCGCTCTGTCGTACCCACACTGCAGATGGATGGTTCTTGTGTGTGCATTTGTACAAGCCCTGCTTGTCTGCATACTCGTCACCATCAAGTATCCTGTGGGCTGTGCTTAGTAGCTGTGCTGTCTCTAGTATCATCTTGACTACGTGCTTGTCGCAGTGCATTTCTGCTGCCTCGTCTGCGTATTCGCTGAGATAAAAGATGTTCATGTTGTGTCCCCCTACGTCTAGCTTGAACGATTGCCTTAGTTG